TGGCCGCGCCCCGATTCGGGTGAACCGCCAGACCGATCTAACCGACGAACAGCAGCGCGCCAATATGGCTTGGCAGCAGCTGCGCCTGATGGAATACCTAAATGAGTTGCCCGTGGTTCAGCTTCGTTTTGATGAGGTTGAGGCCGACGATGTAATCGCTTACGCCACGCAGACCGAACAGTTCAAGGGATGGGAGAAGGTTATTGTCTCCAGTGATAAGGACTTTATTCAATTGTGTGATGACGAGACCGTTTTGTTCCGCCCGATCCAGAAGAAGGTCCACAATAAGTTGAATATTGTGGAGGACTTTGATATTCATCCACGCAACTTTGCGATGGCCAGAGCAATTGCCGGGGATCCTTCTGACAACCTTAAGGGTGTGCCCCGCGCTGGCCTTAAAACTATCGCAAAAAACTTAAATTTTCTTAGGGAAGATAAGGATACGTCATTACAGGAGATTTTTGATTTTTGTGTGAATTCAGATTCCACCGCCAAGTTTTTCACTAACGTTTTGTCTCACAAAGATATAATTATAGAGAACTATAAGTTGATGCAACTGTATGCACCGGCACTGTCATTACAGTGCAAGAAAAAGATACATTATGCCTTGGATAATTTTGAATACGATTACAACAAGACCGAGGTTATCCGAATGATGAACCAAGATGGCTTTGGAGTTTTCAACTGGGACGATCTTCATGCAGCAATGAACAAGAATTGTGTTGACAAGGCACTTCAAAAGTAGTAGTATAGGCTATGAAGGAAGCTATGAAGATTAACGGGACGCCTGTGAACTTTTCCAAGTATGGAAAATCATTTCAGGAAAAATTGTGTATGGTTATTTTGGACGAACGTCCATTTGCAGATCAGATTGAAGAGGTATTAGATGTAAACTTTTTGGAGTTGAACTATCTTAAACTCTTCTTGAATAAGATTTTTGATTACCGCAAGAAGTATGGTGTTCATCCATCTCGCGATATTATGAAAACCATTTTGCGTTCAGAGCTAGACAACGAGAGCGAACTAACTGCTAAACAGGTCCGAGAGTATTATGTGCGGAGCCAAATAACTAATGTCAGTGATATAGAGTATATCAAAGACACATCACTTGACTTCTGTAAAAAGCAAAACTTGAAGTCGGCAATGGTCAAGTCCATTGGGCTTCTACAATCGTCTTCTTTTGATGAAATTTCCCAGGTGATTAACGATTCCCTCAAACTTGGAATGGATAATGATGAGGGGTATGATTACAAGCGAGACTTTGAAGAACGCTTCAAGCCACGTTTTCGTAACCCCTCTTCTACGGGCTGGGATCTTATAGATGATATATGTAAGGGAGGCCTCGGGCAGAAGGAACTTGGAGTTGTAATTGCTCCCACTGGCGCCGGAAAGTCTATGGCCTTGGTCCATCTTGGAGCCCAGGCCCTTAAAGAAGGAAAGACGGTGGTCCACTATACCCTTGAATTACAGGATACGGTAGTGGCATCCCGCTATGATTCGTGCCTTACCAAAATTCCTCTCCAAAGCCTCCCGTCTTTTAAAGAAAAGATTTATGAAGAGGTGCAGAATATTGAGGGTAAATTAATTGTTAAGGAGTATCCCACCAAGACTGCTTCCACGCAAACTGTTCGCAACCATTTAGAGAAGTTGCGTATGCGCGACATAAATGTTGATATGATCATTATTGATTACGGGGATCTGCTACGCCCCGTGCGGTATCTTAAAGAGAAGAGAAATGAACTAGAATCAATTTATGAAGACCTCCGCGGCATAGCATCAGAGTATGAGTGTCCTGTATGGACTGCCTCACAGACGAACAGGTCTGGTCTGAATGCGGAAGTCATCACGATGGAATCTATTTCCGAGGCATTCAATAAATGTTTTGTATCTGATTTTATTTTTAGTATCTCGCGCACAATAGACGACAAAGCCGTCAACGGTGGTCGTCTCTTCGTGGCCAAGAATCGTAATGGACCTGACGGGTTGGTGTTTCCTTTGTTTATGGATACGTCCAACGTTTGTATTAAGGTCCTGGAGCCCTCCGAAGAGGGTGAACTCATAGAGGTGAGCGCCCGGAAGCAAAAAGAAAATTTAGTTGAGAAGTATAAGAAGTTCAAAAAGAACAATGGAGGCTAACGTGTTTGAAAAAGCAGAAGTTCAGGAGGCTACATCAGCCTATTTTGATGGTGATGAATTAGCAACAAATGTTTTTATGACAAAGTATTGTCTGCGAGACAAGAAGGGCCGCTTTGTTGAGAAGGCCCCCGATGATATGCATCGCCGTCTGGCCAAAGAGTTTGCCAGGATGGAAGAAAAGTTCGGGGGCTCTTCTTTAAGTGAGGAGGAAATTTATTCACTCTTCAAGGACTTCAAATACATCGTGCCTCAAGGCTCTCCAATGATGGGAATAGGAAATAATTATGTTAATGTGTCTTTGTCTAACTGTGTTGTCGTTGATAATCCCGCCGACTCCGTTTCGAGTATTATGGATACTGGTAAAGATCTTGCGAATCTCTTTAAACGTCGCTGCGGTGTTGGGACTGATATATCTGACCTTCGTCCTGAAGGGGCCCCTGTTAATAATTCCGCTCGTACTACTACTGGCGCGTGGTCTTTTGCTGATTTCTACTCTTACGTCTGCCGAATGATCGGACAGAATGGTCGTCGGGGTGCCCTGATGATCTCTATGGATATCCGCCACCCAGACATTGAGAAGTTCGTTAAAATGAAACACGATCTTTCCCAGGTTACGGGAGCAAATGTGTCGGTTAAAATCACCGATGATTTTATGGATGCTGTAGAGCACGGGGACACCTTCACTCTACAGTTTCCAGTTGATGCCGAGCACCCAGAGTATACAGCCGAGGTAGATGCTAACACTTTGTGGAACTCTATTGTTGAGTCGGCCACGAAGTCCGGTGAGCCCGGCTTGTTGATGTGGGACAATATTATCAAGAATCTTCCGGCCCACGAATACGAGGGCTTCAAGACCAAGACCACAAACCCTTGCGGGGAAATCCCATTATCATCCTACGACAGCTGTAGGCTAATTTCTTTGAATTTAAAAAACCTCGTGAAAAATTCTTTTGAGAATTTTCCAGAGTTTGACTTTATTAAGTTGAAAGAAATGGCTGCTGTCGGAATGCGATTGTCTGACGATCTCGTGGAACTTGAATTGGAGAAGTTGGAAAACATTAAAAGTGTTGCCGACAGCGACGACGAAAAAGAATTATGGACAAAACTGTATAACGCAGCTTATAATGGCCGCAGAACGGGCTTGGGGACCCACGGATTGGCCGACGCTATCGCCCGCTTAAATTTAGCATATGATAGTGATGAGGCCTCTGTTGTGGTTGAGAAAATCTATCGCACACTGCGTGATGCGGCATATGAGGAGAGTGTGCGTCTAGCCCAAGAGCGAGGTGCCTTTCCTGCTTTTGATTGGAGTGTTGAAGAAAACAACGAATTCATTCAGCGGCTCCCTGATGAAATTAAAGAAATGATCGCCAAGTATGGGCGCCGCAATATTTCAATTTTAACAAATGCCCCCACAGGGTCCGTTTCTATTATGTCTCAGACATCATCTGGTTTGGAGCCCGTATATAAGAACTCATATACTCGACGCCGCAAATTGTCGCACGATGAGCAGTATATGTCCGCGGATTATGTGGATGATATGGGTGATCGCTGGGTGGAATATGAAGTGTTTCATCATAACGTTCAAGAGTGGATAAGTAAGAATTTCAAGAACCATCGGGAACTGCCGGCGATCCCGGCCTTTTTCGTGGAGTCCGATACAATTGATTGGACCCGACGCGTTGCGCTTCAAGGTGTAATACAGAAAAGTATTGATCACAGCATTAGTTCTACGATTAATCTTCCCAAAGGGACACCTCCCGAGGTAGTGGGGGACATTTATCTCCAAGGTTGGAAACAGGGGCTCAAAGGGATTACAGTATATGTGGATGGCTCACGTTCGGGAGTTTTAATTGCCGGCAAGGAAGCAGCAGGCAGTTTCCCCCAACATCGCGCCCCAAAACGCCCCTTGGAGTTAGAGTGTAATATTCATCATACCACCATTAAGGGTGAGAAGTGGATTGTTCTGGTGGGACTACTGGAAGGGAAGCCTTACGAGGTTATGGGGGGTCTTTCGAATTTGATTGAGATTCCTCGCGATAAAGCCGAAGGCACCCTAGTAAAAAACCCACGCAAAACCGTCAATTCTATTTATGACCTTAAAGTTGGGAAGAACGGCGAGACAGTGATAATCAAGGACTTGGTAAAGGTATTTGATAACGCAAACCACTCGGCATTCACAAGAATGATATCACTCGGTATGCGCCACGGCGCGAACATTCAATATGTGGTGGAACAACTTCAAAAGGACCGGGATAGTGATATGTTTAGTTTTGCGCGCTGTATTGCTCGCATTCTGAAAAACTATATCCCAGACGGACAGGAGGCAACCGAAAAAGCGTGCCCTGCGTGTGAAACAGCAGGTTTGATATATGTTGAAGGATGCGTAACCTGTAAGAACTGCGGCTTTGCTAAATGCGGATAGGAGATAAAATGACATTTACACCAGTTAATAATTACCTCTATGTAAAAACAATAGAGGACAAGGATGAGGAAGAGAGCGCTATTCTGCTCCCAGGGGATTACCGCCCTGTTGAAAACCCGTTTGCGGTGGTTGAGGTAGTCACTTCGACTCTTTGGGCCCAAGGGATGCGGGTGGCTGTGGAAGCACATATGCTCCGGGATATTCAGCATAACGGCGAGACTTATACGGTAATCAAGGAAAACCACGTAATCGGGATTTTATCGGATAGTTAAACTATTTATAATACATCCACGGAGATTTCAGATGAAACTAACCAAACAAAGACTAAAAGAGATTATCAAGGAAGAGGTTTCCACTATGAGTGAGAATGCGGCCTGGGATACTGATCCCGAGGAAGAAGCAGAGCAGCGAGTTGAAGCAATAGAGAATGAACTTGAACATCTCCTTGGTAAGATGGATATAAATGAACAGACTGAAAAGTTAGTAGCTTATATCACTAGTAAGATGGATACAGATGAGAAAGAAGAGTTAG